GGTGAGCAGGATTGTTTGATTTAATGCCATTTATTCAACTGATATTGTGTAGTTTTTACATAATATAAATTATAAAATACCTTTAATTTTTCAGATCAAACAACCCTGCTCACCCTTGTAGTTTTTAGGGCTCTAAATTTTCCGCCAAACACGGTTATGTCCTACTGCAAAAAGGTGCTCGACAGCTGGATTATTATCTAACTTATCCCTGGCAGCCTTTGAGACATCTGGATGACCCAGAAATATGCCATAAGGCTTTTCCAAATATAAAGAGGCGTCGTCCATCACTAAATAGCCGCCGCTACGAACAAGTGGTAAATAATTAGCTATATCTTCGCATACCACTTCATAATCGTGACAGCCATCTATATATATAATGTCGTATAATCCTGATGCTGCCGCCTTTTCAATAATATCGCTGTTATTTGATAAACCTTTATAGATTGTCGTTTTTTCCATGGATGAGTTAAATGTTTTAAAATTTTTCTTTATAGCGGCTACATAATCTGTTTCTTTGTAAACACTATATTTATCACCAGCATTTGAAAGTGGGGTTATGCCGTACATTTTTACGGATTTCCCGTACTTGCTAGATAAGGCTTCGACGGACGCTAATACGCGACCTTTGTAAACACCTATTTCTAAAAACTTAAAATCTGGTGGCATTTCCTTGCAAAGCAAATTCCATAACCAACAAAAAGGTAGCTCGCCGAATCCGTCGCCGGCTTTAAATGCCTTGGCTATTTCTGGTATACCGTGAAGTACCGAAGTTAAGTACACCCCCTTTCAGAGGGGTGTACTTAACTTTACGGTACTTCACAGCTACGGCCGTACGAAGTTGTACACCCAAAGGGTGTACTTAACTTCGGTACTGGCCGGTAGAGGTTGTTACATTATTTCCAAAATTATTATATATAAGACTGTGTCTATCTTCTGTGTGAGATTTATAATACGTTGATACATCATTTAAAGTGTCAAAATTCATACTGAGAGAAGCACAGAAAGAGTTAATATGCATTATATATTTATTTATAATTAAACTCTTAAATCCTTTCAAATAAGCCCAAGACTTTTGACATGGGCTTATTTTCTACACTGATCGGCAATTATTGCCTACATTTCATTACTATGTAATAAATGATATACATTTAAAGGTTTTTTACGACCCATGCGATAAGCACGACCTATAATCTGTTTCTCCATTTCTGAATTCATCTTATGAAATAAGAAAACGTCCGTTGCTGCAACAATATTTAACCCAGCTCCAACGTGGCGTGAATTTAAAAGAAGTACGCGATAAGACCCTTCGCCAAATTCATTTATCAATTTAGAAACACGAGCCGTTGAACCATTTATTGAAGAAAAGCTTATATTACGATGTGTCATTTCGGTAGTTAGTTGAAAAAATGTTGCGTCATAACCGCTAAATAGAAGGATCTTGGCTTTGGGATTTGTTTCTACGAAATTTATAAATTCTTCAATTTTAGTTTTTTGCTGGGGTTGTACTTCTGTAATTATATCATTAATACTATTGATATTATTATTAATTACAGCAATATCCGATATTGACGCAATTGGGGTTCGACAAAGTGGGCAGACTTGATGATCCTTAAGACTTTCACATAAACAAGCGAAACAGAATAGGTTCTTACAACAGGGTACTACACTAGGAGATTCAATATCAGAATAGCAAATTGGACAATTTGAGGAGGCTAAATTCTCCATGCGTTTCTCAATTGTTTCTATGCGAATTTCAAGAGACTGGATTTTCTGGGCTTGGGCTTCTAGAGATTTTTGTTTTGCTGTCTCTGAAGAATAATCTTGGGTTTTATAGAATTCTAAACGTCTAAATTGCTGTTCTAGTTCTCTGCGTAATGTTTTTGTAACCGACTCTATAATTTTAGTGGGAGATTCGTCTTTTACACCAAGGGCTTGTAAGGCTCCTTTTGTGTCCCCAGCATGGAGCATTTCCATGACTTCTTTGGGGATCATAGATTCTAATATTCTAATATTTGCGGTAGGTTTACAAATTATTTGCTTATGTGTAACAGTGGGCATAATAAAGCTGTTATCTATAAATTTATCTGAATTTCGGTTCACGATTTTCCAACTACACAATTCAATATTTTTAAAAATATCGGTCTGGCCGACTAGGCTTTTTACTAGATTGGAGTTTGAAAAAACACCATCAACACGAAAATCATTGCCATTTATTTTTTTTATACGCTCTACCAACAAAGGATCTACATCATCGGGTATTGGATTAAATGTTGTATCTATTCTAAGATATAAACCTGTTGGGAAAGCAATATTTAAATACGATGCTGTTATTAGCCATATAAAATTGGCCGTTAGCTGTGTTCGAGTCGGTACAAGAATTGTATCAGCCTCATCAATAAATATACGCGACCAATGATAACATTCGGGCTTCACTGATTCTTCAAAAAACTTATACATTGTGGATGAAATAAATACGGCATCCACTGTGTCTAGGAAATTTGGAATTGTTGAATCAGAGGCCTCTTTGCGTTTACGGCAAAATATTGCCGATAAGCTTGTGTCATTTGTAACATACATTTCCCATTGCCCCATTAAGGAATGTGGGACGATAAATAGTGCTGCTCTTACCCGACGTTTATTTGCGTCTGGGTTTTTGTACTGAACCATTGCTAAATGTTGCCCTCTGTGAGCAGTATGTATTTCTTCTTCGCCTGGGGGGGGGAATTTTACAATGCTTAAAGCAACTAATGATTTACCACTGCCTACCCGATCGGATAATACACCAAAATTGGGGTATAATCGCGAATTATTTTCACACTCAAGTCCGGCAATTTTACACTTTTCAAGGGCAAGAGCCGATTTCAGGAGTGTTTTTTGATGTGTGTAAAGACTCGGTTTTATATAGGAAATTTGCCCGTCATATTGTTCGGAATCTTCGTCAAGTTCCGACGTGAAAACTTTGGTTAAATATGTCCATAGTTTTCTTACTCTTTGAGAATTAGTTAACATTCTCCTATATTTTTATTTTATAAAAGAGTTTAGGTAGGATTTGGGAATTTTTCTTTATGTGCTAAATAAATACATATATATGTACTTTCAACTTATATATTTATAAACACCAATACTATCCAAGTGAAAACGACTATTTTATTTGTATCCGTGCTCAGTAAATTCGGTGAATTTCGTAAGTTAGTTGCCGGTGGTCAGTACAGGTCAAATACATTTTATTCAATTTATATTTTGTAGTTTTTTATACACCCTTTTTTTTTAAAAATACATCCTATCCCGACGAACACAGCTGTTTGTTTTACACCTTTGGACATTTAGACCGCTGAACATTTCAAACCGGCACTTACGACCAATCAATAAGTATATATGTTTTTAAAGGGTCTATTTCAAATGTCACTCCTGGAAAGAGTTCCGTAAGTTTTTCTTTGATTAATTCAAAGTGGGTTTTCCACGGATTGATTGATGCCAAAGGATCTGCCGATGAACGAATCGTTATATACCAATTATTTGGAATAATAATTTGAAAATTTTTAGGGATATCAATCTTCAGTTTCGTGTTTGATAATCCTCCTAAAAGAGTACCTTGATAAGCGTATGATATGATACGCCCTTTTATGAAATCTATTGCTTTCTCAATATTGTGTTGTAAAATCTCATCTTCCACATCTGTTTTAATATTACGTAGTTGCTCACGAGATACTGGAAACTTCATTATGTATATACTAATTAAATTAAGCTTTATATTGTTAGCGCCGGTTTGAAATGTTCATTGGTCTAAAACGCCGAATTTGTAAGTTAAAATAATATATAGACCGATGCGGATTTTAAATGAGCGTTTTCAAAGTAAAAATTGACAAAAATTATCGTTACTATATGATATAATAACGATAAATGTCTAATACTAATATTTATGTTCTTCGCCTTGAAGGTGGTAGATATTATGTTGGTAAGAGTGATAATGTAATGAACAGATACGAACAACATATTAAGGGGAGTGGTTCTGCTTGGACCAGAAAGTATAAACCTATTTCTCTTGAAAAGACTATTAAAAATGTATCATCGTTTGAAGAGGATAAGGTTACAAAGGAGTATATGTCTAAATATGGTATTGATAAAGTTCGCGGCGGTTCTTATGTTGAAGTAGAACTTAGCGAATTCCACACCGATGCTCTAAAAATGGAGATTTGGGCGGCAAAAGACCTATGTACTCAATGTGGGAGACCAGGACACTTTGTAAAGGATTGTCACGCTAAAACAGACACATCAGGTAAAAAAATAGAATGTGAAGAAGAGACTAATGAATGGGGCTGTGAATATTGTGATAGAACTTTTACTACTGCGTTTGGTTGTGGCGTTCATGAAAAATCGTGTAAGGTAAAGAATAAGAAAACGCCATATGTGAAAGAGGTGACTTCTAAAAAGGATAGTGTTTGTTATAGGTGTGGTCGCCCAGGTCACTATTCTCCTGATTGCTATGCTAGAACACACGCTAAGTGTTATACATTAGATTCTGATTGTGAATCTGACGAAGACTCTGACTAAAACGCTCATTTAAAATCCGCACGGGTCTAAATAATATTTTTATTTATATATTATGTCATTTGGAAAATATACTTATGGAAACCCTGAAATACTTTGGGAAAATGATAATGCTAAATCAAAAATAGGTATTTTTGTTCAATAGCAAGTAATGTAAAAATATATTTAGGTGGTAATCATAGAACCGATTGGGTTACGACATATCCGTTTGGTCATATATATCCTAATATATTAAATAATTTTAATGGCGTAGGTCACCCATCAACAAAAGGTGACGTAATTATCGGTAATGATGTGTGGATTGGAAGTGATGTAACAATTATGTTAGGTGTTACTATTGGCGATGGTGTTGTAATCGCTAATAATTCCCATGTAGTTAAAAATGTAGAACCATATAGTTTAATTGGAGGAAATCCAGCAAAATTAATTAAATACAGATTTACACCAGACCAAATAGAAAAATTATTAGAAATTAAATGGTGGTATTGGGATGATAAAAAATAAACAAATTTACGCCGTTATTATGTAATAATATTGAAGCATTTATAAATTCGGCGTTTTAAATGTCCAAAGGTGTAATATTATTTATTCAAAATATATTTTGTAGTTTTTAAATAATATAAATTATAAAATATCAGTTTAATAAACGGTATTAAATCAAACAACCCTGCTCGCCCTGATAGTTGTGAACTACAGAAGTTAAGTACACCCTTCCAGAGGGGTGTACTTAGCTTCTGTAGTTCACAGTAGTGAAAGCGAAATACTAATTAAAGCCATTAAGCGTGATTTTTATTATTAAATGGCTCGGGTAATACGTTTCACAGTTGAAAATAAAAAAATAACTCTTCTGGTTTTAGATAACGGAGCCGTTTCGCGGTTAAGATACGGTGATATTACTTATACTGGCACACCACCCAGTTGGGTATCTTTAAAACACTGGGCTAAAAATAAAAATGAGCTATTGGCAGCATATTTCGAACTTTTTCCAAGAAATATAAGCGAAGACGTGCGACGCTTAATATGTTTTATCATAAATAATGATATGGAACCATTGGGTCTTAAAGATAATCTTAATGTAAAAACTGGAGATGCTGATGAACCCTTATATATTACGACTAAAGGGAAACTAAAGTATAAAAAACAATTGGCAAATAGTCTGAATGCGTTAGGTGTTTCGGCAAATCAAATCTGGCTAAAAGACATACATAAAAATCGTATTTCGTTTGAACATATATTAGAGTCGAAGAACGCTAATGACATTTTTGATTATACGTTAGACTTCAAAATCGAATCTGATGGTACTATTTACTGGTTACACCCTATTTATAGATGGTTTAGTGAAAAGGATGGGGATATTTTGCCTGAATGGCTTAAAAAGATGGTGGAGAAGCATCCTAGATTTAAAGGTTGGAAGTCAATGGAATTGGTCACACAAGACAGTGTATATAAAAATTCGCCGGTATGTAGTCCGGAAAATACGGAATGTGGAAATAAATTACAAGACAGTTCTGGAAGTCAGCCTTGCTGTGGGATTGAAGATATAACATGTAACGTTATTTCTGAACCCGAAAAGCTAGAGGAAATAATTCCGACCGTTACACCATCTTCAATAAGTTGGAATGAAGCTAATAATAACATTCCACATACATACTTAGGGTCAATAATGCCAACGCAACCACCTACGCACTGTATTGACGCAAGCCGTTGTAATATGACATACTATAATAGAATGGTTTCTTATAAAGACTGTTCGGGTTCTCAACAACAAATACTTAACAGAGATATTGAATATTGTAAAATAGAAAAACATATATCACAACAATCTAATACTTTGACGTTTTTAAAAACAAAACTGGATACAATAAATAAAAATTTAAATAAAAACCAGATCATGCCTATTTTGACTACTATAAATTTTCCTAAACAGACGCCTGTGCCGGTTGCATCACCTGTGCCGGTTGCATCACCTGTGCCGGTTGCATCACCTGTGCCGGTTGCATCACCTGTGCCTACTTTGACTACTATGTTTTGTCCTAATCCACCACCTACACCTATGCCATCAACTGAGCCATTCCCAAATATGTCATCACCTTTGCCTACATCTATGTCACCATCTGTAGTATTGCCAATTACGGAACTACCTTTGCCTTTAGCTAAAGTAAAAAGATGTTGTATAACCCAGTAATAATATTTAGATAAACATGTCTTATAAATGCTCGCTATTACCGTGAAATACAAAAGTTAAGTATACCCCCTTTCAGAGGGGTGTACTTAACTTCAGCACTACATAGATACAGACGTAAAAAGTTGTACACCCTCTGGGTGTACTTAACTTCGGTACTAGTCGGTAGTTATAACTGACAAAATATTATACTGTTATTTATTTTATATTAAAGCCTCCCCTATTTATATTAACTAGAAATGAGACCATTTGTAAGTGTTTTGACACCAACTTACAACCGAAGGAGGTTTATACCAAGCTTGATTGAATGTTTTAAATCACAGATTTATCCTCAAGAACGCATGGAATGGATCATTTTAGACGACGGCACAGACAAAGTTGACGATTTATTTACCGCGTCTGGTCTTAAAAACATAAGGTATTATTCCGAAGACATTAAATTAAATATTGGGGCAAAACGAAATAAGCTGAACGATTTAGCAAAAGGTGATATTATGCTCTGTTTAGACGATGACGATTTTTACTTTCCAGAAAGGGTTTCACATGCTGTACATAAGTTGAATAGTAATTCTAAAGTTGAGATATGCGGTTCTTCCGAGTTACATATGTATTACACTGATAATCATACAATTTATCGTTTAGGACCATATGGACCAAACCATGCAACTAATGGCACAATGGCCTATAAAAGGAGCTATCTTAAAAATCATCGATATGATGAAACAGTAACCCATGCGGAAGAGTCATCCTTTTTGAATTTTTATAAAGAACCGATGCTTCAGCTTGATCCGATGAAAACAATGCTTGTCATTAGTCATAGTGAAAATACATATGATAAAAAAAAAATGCGTTCCCAAGAAAACCCAATGTTTAAGCTAACCGCATTTAAAATAAATAAATTTATAAGAAATAAACAGTTGCGGGATTTTTATTCTGATGCCTAATGTACTATTCGGGCGAGCATGTTTACCGGCCAGTACCTAAGTTAGGTACCCCTTAATGGGGTAAAACTTCGCACGGTCGTAGCTGCGAAGTGCCATAAAGTTAAGTACACCCTTCTGAAAGTGGATGTACTTAACTTCGGCACTTCACGGTAGTAACAATTATTCAACTTATATTTTGTATTTTTTTACATAATATAAATTATAAAATACCTTAAAATTTTTTTTTTTTTCATATCAAAAAACTCTGCTCACCCTTGTAATTTTGAAACTGTTTCTGTTACTGCCTCTAAAAATGGCTTAGGTGGTTTACGCCATTCTTGTAAGTCCCACATTTTTGCGTCCGGTTTATATGTAAGCCAACCTAATAGAAAC